GGGGTGAAGCTGCTCTACCGACAGCGTCCTGTCGGGATTCGTGCTTCGGGTCGTACATTCGGCCAAAGTGCAAGGCGATCATCCATGTCAAACTCAAGATTAACATCAATTGAGTAACGATCATAATAATCGGCCCAAACTTGTGGTGCATGATCATAAATTTCAGTGAAAGTGAGTGGCTGAATCTCTTTGATTTCACGAATTTTTGATTCAATAGCGATTTGTTCGCCTACTGTAATTCCATAAAGTTCTTCGACTAACAACCTTGTGTTTTTCCCAGGTGGTTTGTCAAGACCTTTCTTTCTGAAATATTCTTCGGCTTTTTGAACAATCTCAAGTTCATATTGGTTGAATGCATGATTTCCCTGCTTTTCCAGAAATGCTCGGGTATCATAGCCTGAGGTGAGCTTACAGACTTTGAAAGCTAATTCTGAAAGGATAGGGCAAGCCGGGTATTGGTATGCCAGTGAGAGTGCTTTGGAGCGTAGCAGGTGTTTGTGAATTTTGTCGCTCGAACGTGAGTAACGTGCTGTGGTCCACCCAAAACTGACTAGTTCATCAATCGGGTCCGTCACGTTGGTGCGATCTTCAACATCAAAGACCATTCCGCAAAACGATGCATGGTTCAATTCATCAAAATCTACAATTTTGATTACTAGACCAAAGTCTTCAAAGAGTTTTGGTCGAGGTGGGTGACCTTTCATAACAAAAAGACCATCATCACCTTCGATAACCCCTGAAACTTCTCGGTTGCCATTAATTTCACATATGTACAGCATAAACATCAAATTTGAAAAACCATTGGCCAAGCTGGTGTCCATTTCACCACTCATACGCTTGGCGTTGATTTTCATTGAAAATTGCTTAAAGAAGATGTTATTATCTGTTTCTGCTCCAGATCGTTTCACTAGATCAAGCCATTGTTTCCCTTCTGGTAAATTCTGGACCATATATTCATAAAGTAAAAATTCACAGTCTGTCTTCATTTCTTTGGTGAAATGAGCTTCGAAAGATGTGTAATCTGTGGTCCGGAATTTCTCGGTTAAACGTCCTAGGCGATCTAATATGTAGTCAGGCCTCTCATTGATCGGTATTTTCTTAATGAACCAATCTAAGGCAAAGATTTTATTGGAAATCAGTTGAAAAATGGGCCCAACAGTGGCCTTGAACTCGTCAGTTCTGCTGTTGATGGCCCTTGCGTGTTTGTAGGTCGGGTACGTTTCATCTTTGATGAAACTCTTGACTTTCAAATACTGATCGGGTAACTTCATTCCACACGTCAGCTCGTCGTATTTCCTCCTAAGTTCCTCTTTTCGTGCTAACGTGTATGGCGTGTTCATGATCCAGGTTTCAAAACTAGTGTCATCACTAGGATTCAGAGGGGTGAGATTGTTCTTGAGCCAATTTCTCACGAACCTTCTGAATTTACGTGACTTCTTGTGATTAATTTCACGACCGAATCTATATAACGCCCCGCTCATTGCTGTTTTCATATCGGACATATCAACGTGCGGTTGGGCTAAGCCGGGTACATGCATCCCCAGACTCGCCATTGCGACTGGCCGCGACTTATTCTGACTTTGGTACGTCTTTGTTATGTGTGCGGTCTTGTCGACTTTAATTTTCTTCCCGGTTTTTGGGTCCAGGAAATACCCCTCGGAGCCTTTTCTAATGTAAGGCGGAATCAGGTGCGATTCCGACTCACGATAGCCATAGGCCATCACCCTCTGGCGACATTTTAGAGAGCGGCTTCGTCGTTTAAAGAGAGAGGATTCTCAAGTTGGGACCTCGATCTCTTAAAACGCATGTAATTTTGTGTGATCTCCATGGTGTGGACTAAAAGATTGTCTTGAAGGTTACGATGACGTTGGAGATTAACGCAATGATAGTTTTTCATGGCTAGTTCAAGTCTGGATTGAGCAGTTGCTAATGGATTTTGAAAAAACAGAGTTGGGTTGGACATCATTTGTGCTAGAAATTCAACCGAAACTAACTGTCTCATCATCGTGTAACAACTACCTGCACCAATGCGCTTATAAACACGATAGATCATAGGATCTTTGTGCTTGAGATCTGACATGCTCACCAGATCTCCGCGCCCGTCAGCTGTTGCGAGTTGAGAATCATCAACTTCTCTGCAGACGAACTGGTACGAGATACATTCGTCGACCTCTTGTAGCGGACACTCTAAAAACTTGAAGCGTCTGAGGAATCGAATGCGGCCTAGAAAACGTATTATAGGCATATTTGCCATTTTGTTGATCGCTATCATTGCTTGGCAGAGAGGCCGGGCTTCTTCTGAATTCAGAAGTTCGTGGGCAGTTAGGTCACGGTAGGTCTGGTGGCCTCTGGGTCCTACCGAATTGTGTAACCTATTAATTGGAATTCTATAGTCCGAGAGAATTCCTCCTAATTGCAGATCAATTGCTCGAGTGTAGCGTTCTTCAGTGCTTGGAATGGAGGGATCAACTGTGAGCCAACGATAAACGAAGTCTGAGGACTGATTGTTAACATAAAGAGTATCAAAGAGTGCGATCCACATTATAACTGCCAAAAAATACTCGGAGTAAGGTAAAGTTCTGTAAAAACTCCTCCAAGATTCAGATGCAAAACTAAAGACGATCGCAATGACTAAAATATCCGCTATTATATGGATAATTTGAGTCATATTGGGTCTTTCTTTATATACGAACATGAGATAGGCCATCGGGTAGAGGTAACCTAAAAACCCGGGTTGCATTCCATAGTTATCTATTGCTAGATCTTGCATGAATTTATACCATATGTAAAGAAGTACAAAGGTGAAAGTAGACAAGTATGTCATCATACGTCTAAAATTAGCAAATTCAGCCAAATAGCCAACAGAATCTATGTTAGAAGGTAATGCAAACATTTTACGCCCAGTTCTAACTTCGAAGTCTTGTACTCCGATTCTGGCAAGTGCGCCTAAGTTATATGTTACTTGTGGGGGCGGCCTTGCTACAGGTTCATCGATGATTTGTTCTTGTTCATCATCGTGCGGCATGTCTAGAGCTGGAACGTTTCTCTCATCAAGTTGATCAGCCAATTCACTTGCGGATAAGTTCTGAGGTTTTGCTCTTTCTTTGTTTGTGCTTGCATCTGGACAATTTTCTTTATGATTTGTCTTTCGCATGCCGCATTTCTGGCAGATTACTTTTTCTGCCGGTTTATTCTTATTTTTATTGCGAGCTTCAGTTTCAGCCTGTTTCTGCTCGCGTTTTTCCTTACCAGTCATTTTATTCGGTTTGCTCTTATCTTTATATCTGACTTTCTCCGCATTGGGTTTGTTGCGGGCTCCGCCAATGAGATAATATGGGTCACGCATAATTATTACCGTACCATTCATTATTCCATTGTCAGAGACTGTTCCCTGGTGAATCGGTTTTGTTCCCAACCAAAGTTCACCTTTCGGCATTTTGAGCGTAAGTCTGGCATCATTGGTCAGATCTTTAACTAATTGATTGGGGTCTGTGGGAATAATCGACCTGATGTATCCATTTGTCACTGTGACGCTCATGGGGGAAGATAAGAGAATTGTACCTGGTTTGAGGGACAATGCTGATTTCTTAATCGCATCAGCATAGGAGGAAGACGGCCCGTGCTTGAATCCTGCTGGAACCAGCTCACGAACGAGAGGAGTTGCATTGGAAATTTTCTTAGTGTGCAATTTAGCAATTAACTCTCTTGCTGTGAGCGGTTTTGAATTCTTGGCCTTTGCATGAATTTGTTTCAATGTGCGGCCTTCACGGAATCTCCTGCTACTGACGCGGTCGCCTCCATTACGTTTCAAATCTGTTTGAACACGTTGTAACCTACGGAGGCGTGTTTTTGTAGGGTTGGCCTGGTAATAAGCCATTGTTTTATCCAACACTGCCTTTGCATGTTCTTGTCGTTGGAGAGCATCTACCCTATCGAGAACTTTTTCTAGATGCTTACTTATGGGTTTCCCCGTTTTGATAGCTGCCGAAGACGGCTGCTTAACT